CGCGGCGCTCAGGAGCACGAACAACGCGATAAACCAACATGGCATCCTCGATGAGGATAAGCTGGCGCCAGATTCTTCTAGCAGGTTCAATAACAGAGGAACCATAGGGAAGGAACATGTCATTGCCGAGGAGGCGGAAGTGAGTGACCTCCCAGTTCTCCAGAGTCCTGTTGCCGAGGGTGACCCAGCGGTATCTGACAGCCATGGGATCGTTAGGATCGTAGTTCTCCTCCCTCTCGATCTCGTTCACAGGGATTGGAAACGCGTTGATCACACCGTGCTCTGGTGAGACGTCATTGTAAAGGAACATGTCACCGTACTTGACGAGGTTTCTCACCCAGGAACGAAGGTTGAACTCCACGTTGAGTGTGTTGTAGAAGAGATCCTCCAGAATCTCCTTAATCTTCTCGTTATCCGAGTAGATGTGGAGGACTCGTCCCTTCTCATCCTGAGCGCAGGTTTCATCTGCGTAGATATCAAGAGCGGCTGCCAGCTCCGGTGTGTTGTGGGAGATGACTGTGTCAGTTGCAAAATTCTTGTAACCATCGACAGTGAGATCGTAGAGGGGAATCACTCCGTGATACTCGATAGAAGCGACCTTGAGGTTGTCGTAGGTCTCAGAGAACTCTGTGTAGTTCCTGTATCCCCTCTCCTGCAATCTGCCAGAGATGATATGAACTGTGGTTCCCAAAGAATCTGCCAGCTGTTGATTCGACATGCCCTTGGAAAAATGAGAACATATCTTGTCAAAGGTAATTGATTTGACGTATCGAGGATTTTTATCTCCCCTGTTGTCCCAACCCCCATTGCACCAGTCGGGATTGTATGCTCGTGCAAATGTCTCGAAGTTTTGATAACCGTGCTTGCGAAGTCTGCGTTTGATTACATTTGGATCTGTGTCGAGGATCTCGCACATCTTACGAGAGTTGAAATCGACGCGTTCAGCGACCTCAAGGATCCTTCCGAAAGTGATGTCCTTCCTCTCTGCAGGATTGTTCTCAGACATAAACTTAGAGTGGTTTGCCTTGAACTGCTGAATCCATTGGGAGTTTCCCTCTGACCATTTGGCGCCATTGAGGATCTTCGCGTGGAGATTTAAGTGATCCGATTCAGTCATGACCTCCAGATTTTCGGGACGGTTGTCGTGCTTCACGAAGTTCCTGTGGTGGACAATCTCACCTTCTTCGAGAGGAGACCCCTTGATCATCTCGCCGATCACCCTGTGTTCAGAGACCCAACCGTTCATCTTGGATCGCCTGTCCATCGTGTAGATCCAGCGATAACCTTCACCCTCTTCCTTGCATCCGTTGAAGAGGTCCCTCCTGTAGAAAGGCATCATTGCGTCGCCCGACTTGAGATCTTCTATCTTGCAGAAAGTTCCATCCCTCTTCATGAGGCGATGGTTTGGCGTACCGATTATTTTTTCTCCGTTATCGAAAGTAACCGTGTAGGCCTCATCGATACGAGTTTGGCGAGCCTGCTTTCCGAATGTAGACACCAGTCTCTGCAAGTTGTGATCGTAAGCGTACACGAGGAACGTGTGATCAGGGTTTCCTTCACATTCTTTGGCAAGATCAGAGATCGTTTTATAACCACCTGGAACGGCGATCTTTGTGTCTCCGTGGAGGCAATATTCCATCTCCGCGAAGTCTTGATACCTCATCAACCTCTCGGACAGGTTGTAGGCATTCGCCGTGATGGTGGCGTAAGTAGGCGCAGAAGACTTCTGGAAGAGAAGGGCTCCGCTGCTCTTAGTCTTATCGGCGACGGCGACTGCGGTGTCAAGAGTTCTGATCTTTCTACGTACTACAGGACCGCTACGAAATAATTTCGTTAATTTCTGAAAGAGGTTCTCTTTGTCTTTTGCCATTTTTTATATGCCGATCCATTAGTGAGCTCGGCCCTTAATCGTATACATTACACCATATTTGTCTTCTGAGGCTTGAGAGAAACCTTTTTTACTGGTGGCTTCGTAGCATCCACGTATTGCATGGGAGAGGCTGCGATTCTATTGAGGAGCTGCTCTACACCTTCGAGATTTGTTCCCATCTCAGCTTTCGCCTTCTCGCTTGCCGATTCCTTAAAGCTCTCAATTGCGCTGAGAAGCTTGGTCGCAGAGCTCATGATCTTAGATGCTGAGTCATGATCTTCGCCTTCGTGAAGGTTCTCAATCTCTTCTCGAATGATATTCTTGAGTCTTGCTAAACCGATCTTTGCCATGACGTGTGCCCCTAAATTACAGATGAGATTGCAATAAATAACTATCAAATTGCAATGTGTCCATTTTATATATCTTTGCGTCAAGAAATCTAAATAGAAACAGTTAAAGCAAGAAAGGAACGGATTTCTCCGTTCCTTTCTTTTTACTTCTTGCTCTTTGTCTATCGCTGGTATCAGTACCAGTAGGTCGACTGCATCGGCGTGATGTTGAAGTGCGTCCAGCCGCCGGTCACCCACTGCTTGTGGCCCGACTTGCGCACGCCGCCGTTGTTGCCGTCCCAGAAGGTGCCGCGCGTCGTCTTGCAGTCCGTCGGCAGGTAGTAGTTGCCCGCACGGTCGCAGCCCGTGTTCGAGTCCGGACCCGTCGCGCCGTCGTCGTCACCGTCGACCACCGCCGCCGTCGCTGCGCCGAGCCAGCTGAGGCCGTTGCCCGCCACGTGGTTGCTCGAGCTGCCGCGCGTGTACTGGAGCGAGTTGCCGGCGTTGCGCGCCCAGCTCGGCTTCAGGTTGTCGTCGACGCCGCCGTAGTAGCAGCCCCACTGGGTCACCCAGCCGCAAGCCGACGCCAGGCCCGAGCCGCCGCCAGCGCTCGCGAAAGAGTTGATGTAAACCGGGTTCGCCGCGCCGTCGAGGAGCTGCATGCGCTGCGTGATGAGACCGCCGGTCGAGTAGTTGTAGACGACGCACTTGTTCGGAGCCTTGCAGAGGCTCGCGTAGCGCGCGTACTGGATGTTCGTGATCGACGCCGTGCCGTTCCAGTCGGTCGCCGCATCGACGAACGCATAGCCAGCGGGAACCTTCTTGCCGCCGTTCCACACCGCTTCCGAGCGGCCGTGGAAGAACACGGCGTAGTTGGCGGCCGAAGCGACCGGCGCGATGGTGACGAGGGCGAGTGCTGCGAGAATTGACTTGAGATTGAACATGTTCTATAACTCCTTGCGGGTTGATACGTCGATTCAAAGAGAACCGCGTAACGTAAACTATAACTCAAACGACAGAACTATTCACTCAAAAAAAGATTATTTAAACAACCACGAAAAATCTGAGGCATCTACGTGCTTGACGTCCTCGGGATTTCGAGGCTTATGAACTTTGTCCGGTGTGAAACCCTGTATGTGTGGATTGGGAACGGGTCGTACATCATTGATGCCGCCAGGAAGATCACCGACTTTTCTATTGCCTACGGATGTGGCCTTGAGCATCGCCATGGCCATCGCCATTCCTTGAGGATCTGATGAGCTCTCGCCGATGACGAGCCACGTACCTATTGCGAGGCTCATGATCAAGTCGTCGTGGGCGTCCTTCGCGGCCTGGGCCTTCGCTCCGTTCCAGACGAAGGCCTGGAGTTGATCGTAGAGGCGCTGTGAGTAGGATTTCAACCTCGAGTTTCTTATAGATTCCTCGAGCTTGGTGAGGATCTGCGTACGTGTTTTCGTCTGGGTTGAGAAACCGGGAACTGACTCCGGGTCAGTGGGCTTGTAACCGAAGAGATCGCCTCCATTCTGTTGATAGAACAGGTGCGGGTATCCCTCGTCTCGAAGCTTGGTACACGTGAAGTAACCGAACGTATTCTGCTCAGGGCATATCAGTGCCTGGTTGTATCTTCTACCGTACGCGGAGAGTAATTCGGCGAACCTGTCTGGGGGTATCTTTCCCATGAATTCTACACACACCTCACACGTCTCGTAATCGATCACGTGGAACGTAGAAAAGTCGGCAGCGTCTCCTCTTGAAACGTCTGCAGATATGACGTATTTTCTCCCCTGCTCAGGATTCTTCCAGATCCAGACACCGTTCTGTGGACCTTCTTTGAGAAGGGGAGGCTTGATCATTGTCCTAAGTTTCTCAAACTCTGTGGACTGCAAGAACGTATCACCAGATGAGACGAAGTCACAGAGAAACTCCTGCGCAATCTGACGCTTCGTGAGGTTTCTCGTCTCCTTATCGAACCACTCCTGATTGTGCTCAGGGTGTACTTCCCAGGGTAATCTGATAGGATTGAAATCGTTCGCTCCTGACTCCGCCTCTGTCCAGAGTTTGTAATATTGTCCTCCCACGCCGTTAGGGGTGGACAAGATGATCGCGGAACCACCGGTCGACAGTGTCGGATATAGAGAGGTCCAGATCTCATCGAAATCTCTAATGAATGCGGCCTCATCGACGATGAGTAACGCCAGGGCTTCAGAACGACCGGCATCAGGAGAGGTAGGAACCGCAGTGATGGTGGATCCGTTCGTGAACCTAATAGACTGTTTTGTAGGTTCAAATTTTGTGAGAAGAAGCCAAGGAGGAAGGCCATCCAACATCGTCTTCACCTTCTTGATGAAGTTAATGGCCGTGTTTAGCTTCGTAGCGATAATAAGGATGTTCTTATCCTTCTTGAAGATGGCATACCAGACAACATAAGCTGCTGAAACAGTGGAGAGACCAAGCTGTCTTGATTTGAGGACGATGTTGAAACGATGTTTCTGGAAGTCTTTTACGCAGTCGTCCTGGAAATCATACGTATCGAAGGGTATGAGCCCTCTCAACTGATGCTGAATCTTGCAGTACTTCTTCATGAAGTACGAAGGATCTTTTCCACACTTGATAATCTCGGCTACTACTGCCTGCCGAGACATGGGAGCTGATGTGTTGTTTGTCATGCAATCTCTAGAACTGTCTTTCTCCTATAATATGCAGTTCTTTTCGGATTGTGCACGTTGAAACCGATAATTTCGAGAGAATCTGTCGAGCTCTCCTCTTTCAGGGTGAGCGTATCTCCTGTGAGCTCCTTGTAGATCTCTTTAACAGACTTGACGTGCTGTGCGATGATGTCCTGGGACTCCTCAGCACATTGTCTCTTCATCTCGATCATCTGCTTCTCAGATACGAAGTTTGTTATTACCTTGTATGATGCCAGAAGCCTACTGTCTCCCATGAAAGTAAATTTGACTGAGTGAGATGCTACCTGGGGTGTGGACGACCTTCCCCATGTGGTGTCGATCGCTTGCCCTAAGGCGTTGATATTGAGTGTCTTCGGCATATGAGAGGCTCCTGTGGAATTAAGTATGACTGACCTTGTATTTATTCACCACTTCCTCAGAAGTTGGACGCCATCCAGCGTTCCACTTCTCCCTGTTGGGATAGGCCCAGGTGATGGCACACGAGTCGCAACAAGTGAACTTCTTGTAGGATTCTTCGTCCATCTCGCTCCTCATGATGGACTCGCAGAGGGGACAGAAGAGAGGTTGTGCCTCAGCGGTCTCGATCGGTTTGATCACGTAGAAACCACTCGAGTGTTCTGAGATCAACCTGTCGTTTGTGTAGGGTTTACAATCAATCATTCGAACTCCATTCTAGAA